CCAGAAACTGCCGATCTGGTCTGGATCATAAGCCCTCGTGGAGACATAGGGATCGGTGCCTATGTCATTCCAAGGGAAGTCCTTGATGCGGACATTGCTCACGGCGCGATAGCCTAGAGGGCTTTTATTGCGCGATCCAGAGGCCACGTTGAGGACGGTCGGAGCCGTCTGATAGTTCTGCATCGCCGGGATGGCGAGTGCGGGCTGGTAGATGTAATCAATCAGGAACGGATCGCCAGCTTCCGTGGTGAGCGTGTTGCCATTCTCGGTCAGCAGATTGGTGTTGTTATCTTGCCACTCGTAAACGTCATCGTTGACGAATCGCAGCGTCAATGACTTGCTCAGATCAAGAGCCGATAGGAACTTGCAGGTCTTGTCTGTGTTCCAACAGGCATCGCCCGTTGCATTGCACGGCGAGACGCCGAACGTGCGGGAGCAGAGCGGCTGAATAATCTCGACAATCTCGACGGGGCGCGCTGCAAAGGTCATCAGTAATATCCCGTGACGCCGAGGCTGACAGAGCGATAAGCCTTGATGCCCATATTCACCGGTTCAACGTCTCTGTCGGTCCATACGAAGCCGACATCGGTCGTGATCTTGGATGGATTGCCAGTGATGAAGAATGGCTGCAATGGAAGCGTCTTGGCGAAGGGCTCGAAGTAGGTATCGTACCAAGCCGTTGTCAGGTATTCCCAATCGTAAGATGTTGTAACGGCGCGCCTCTTGATGATGCGCCCAAGCCATTGGCCGGTCTCGGAGAACTGTTGCTGTGCTTCGGTGACGCGGTTGAGGTTGAGCGGCCTATGGCCTCCGTAGATCGGAATCGGCATTTGCAAGGCTGCGCCCGCGCGGATGATGCCGATTGCAATGTCTGTGCCATCGTTCACGTTCACCCGCACTTCGCGGACGGTGTAGAGTGTTCCAGCGTTATTGAAGAACACCGCGATGGTCGAGTTGTCGGTTGGCGAGATCGTCGCACGAGTGGTGTGACCACCTCCGACTGTTGCCGCCGTGGAAATCGTGACTGTCTTGCCTGATAGGTTGTGCGCTGCAATAAAGACGCAATCGATAGATACGTCTGCCGCTGCCACAAGCGTCCAGTTATTCGAGCCTGGCGCAAGTTCCCACCGCTGCGATGTGTAGTCATTGGCAGCATAAGCCGGATTGGTTCCATCGCCAGAGACAGTGCCGGTTATCATGTCCCACAAGATGCGGGCATGGTTTAGCGGCTCATTCGTGGAAACGGTGTAATTGCTCGTGGAGATGGTCATCTAGCTTGCCATTATGATCCAATTGGTGCCATCGCAAATTAACAGAACCCAAATGCCAGCCGTTCCAGTTGTTCCTGGCAATAGCGTTGATGCTGCGGCTCCACCTGCTTGAGGAACAACATTAGAAGACGCTGATTGAACGAGAAGATTAACCGTCTTTTTAATCAGCAATTGTCGTCCTGCGTTTGTTGCAGCGGCAGGAAGCGTTATTGTATGAGTGCCACTAGCGTGAGCAATGATGACAGCATAGTCTGCGCTGGAAACCGTATAACTAGATGCCGTAATTGTAACCGGAGCAGTGATAGCGAACGATCCGTTAACATGTACCTTCGCTGTAGGCGTTGCCGTGCCGAATCCAACACGATCCGTGGATGCGTCAACGAAAACAAGATTCGCATCGGTGTCACCTTCGATGCGTTGATCTACATCAGCTCCAGCATCGTTGAAGACGTTGGCCCCTGCGAATGACGCAGCCGGGACATTCTGAAACAACTCCGCGCGCGTCTGCTTCTTGGTCTCTGGGACGCTTGTGTCCACCACCACATAGAGGTCATCCGTGGCCGTGTTGGCCCCGGTGAGTGCTGATAGTGCTGAAATTTTGATGTCAGGCACAGGCTGTCTCCTTATTTATCTCAAGTGCAACATCAATAGGCCAGTTAAGGCCGTATATGCGCTGGCGTACCGTGCTTGACTTTAGGTTCTTATATGCGATCCATTTTTCAAGCGTGCGTGTTTCTCCATTTATAGTAATTAGTCGGCTTGAACGCCTGTTGTTTGCCTGTTCATTCTTGTCTGCCCATTTGCAATTTTCAGGGCTGTATCCGCGATTGTTATCAATTCTCTCTAACCCCAATCCAGGCTGATAACTGCCTACCATATCCTGATAGAAATTCTCAAGAATGTTCCATCTTTCACAAAGCGTGATCCCGCGAGCACCATAGTTCTTAAAGTGACAATGATCTGGGTTACTTGTGCGGTGCTTCACGCCATACCAAATGTTGCGAAGCCGCTGAAAGTGTGGCCTTTCCAACAACGATGTCGGCAATGCTTTATGCGTCCGTCCCATCAGGCTATCACTCCGCGAATTGTGCCGCCGTTGCGCTGCGTGCTGTTAAGCTGGTCGATGAACTGTCTGGCGAACTTCTCGCCAAAGCCCATTGGATCATTCATCATTGTAAACTGGAACGTGGTCGTTGGCGATGCCGCTGCCGGGGCTGCGGACGCACCACCGCCGCCGCCTCGACGGCCACCACCGCCACCTCCACCACCACCGCCGCCGCCGCCTTCCGAGACGCCCTTGATAGCCGCCACGGCACTCATGCCCTTGGCAAAAACAAGAGCATAAGCAGCAAACTTGTCAGCAGGAGTAAGGCCAACCTTCATTGCGTCAACGGCTGCTACAATTGTGGAAACAATGGCCTGTGCTGCTCCCATAGCTTTGGATACTTTAAGGAACTTTTTCCCGCCCGCTTGAGCTGCCGCTTGAAGTGATGCAAAACCATCTTGAACACTTGTAAGGTCATCTTTGACCTGCATCAATCGAATGTTGTGTAGATCAGCAGAATGTTGCTCCGCACGCTGCCGCATTAGTTCTTTGAACTCTGCGTCTAGTTCATCCTTGCCTGTCAAATGCCCGCGAAGCAGTTCCATATCTGCTGCATATTCAGCTTCAAGGATTTCTCGTTCAGACTTAAAGCCTTCGCGGATCGATTCAAGCCTAGCCATATAGAATGCGTCCACCTCTTGCGATGGCGAAACGCCTGGGACTACAGGACCGTTACCTTCTTTAGAAACTTCGCCATCTTTTCCGGGGATCGCCGGAATGAAAGCGCCAGCATTTGACTTCTCGACCATCGCACGAGCCGCAGAAAGGTCGGCTTGAAGACCTGATAAGTCTATCCCAATTGCGTCAGAAATCTGCTTCCCGAATTCTGCCATTCCTGGCACCATGTCTTGAGCAGTCTGATAAACGAAATCTAAACCCTTCTTGAGTTCATCTACGCTGTCGGTGGCGATTGCAATGCCAGCCGCTAGTGTAATGAATCCGACAAGACCAATCTTCTTGGCGGCGTTAAATGCCGTCATTGTTATGGTCGCGGCTTTTACTGCTTGTGCAAACGCCACGAAGCCAGACGCAGCGCCAAACAAATAGCGCGTAAAGATTACAAGTCCAATCCCTTTGATGATTTCACCAAGAAGGCCAAGGTTGTCTTTCACAACAATGACTGCGCGTGACACACCTTGCAGAATTTGACCAGCAGCCTCTCCCGCAGACTTAAAGCTATCAGTTGATTGTGCGCTATTAACTAATGCCTCAGATACACCGACCAAGGCTGGCGTCATGCCTGTGGTAAAACTTTGCACGGCCCCAGCAACATATTGCTGAAGCCTAGTAATATTGTCGTTAAATTGTTCTGCACCTGAGGCTGCTTCTTGCGAAACAACTACGCCAAACATTCGTGCCTGATTAGTCATTTCGGCAATGCTTGCGGCACCACCGTTCAGAAGTGGAATTAAATCAAGACCAGAACGGCCAAACAATTCCAATGCCCACTGCGATTTTTGCACGCCATCGGGCATCATGGCGAACTTGTCGGCGACATCCATCAGCACTTCGTTAGTGCCGCGCATTGTTCCGTCATTATTACGAAGAGAGACGCCGAACGCTTGGAAACTCTCAGCACTATCACCCATTTTGCGGGCCATGATGCCAAGAGAACTTTGCAGTTGCTCGATAGACAAGTCAGACAATTTGGCTGCGTAATTTAAGCCAGACAACTCTTCAGTTGTCATGCCAACTTTCTGTGCTACCTTCCCAATGTTGTCAGCATAATTAAGTGCAGCCTTACCAGCCGCGACAAACACACCAGCGGAAAGCGCACCGGCAATTCCAGCCGCAGCGCCCTTCGCAAACCTGGTTAATGAACTTTCTGCCTTGCCTAGTGCTCGATCAAGGCCAGACGAATTGCCGGTGATGTTGACTTCGATTCCGCTAACTTGAGCCATGCAACAGTTCCTTTAATTCCTCTACATCGGCCCTAGTCAGTTTCCCGGCGTATGTTTCGCCTGGCTCTTTCGGCTTCTTCAACTCGTATTCCAACCACCACTCGGGAATGGTCATCTCCCAGAACTCGCTAGGCTGAATTCCCCATTCCCTCGCCCATAGATACATCCCGTTCCAGTCTAGTTCTCCATACTCTCCATGATCTTCGCCCTCGCCTTCGACTGGCTTTCGGTCTGGGCGTCTGGATTTTTTGACTTGTCTTCAGTCGGAGAGAACGATGTGAGCACAAGGCTGATCAAGGAAGTGATGCTCTCCTGATCGCCCGTTACAAGTTCCTCATAGACTTGTTCGTCCGTGACCTTGGCACCTGCCGACTGCAACATCTTGGACAGAACGAAAGCGATGTGACTGACAGGCGGGCGACCTTGGCTTGTGCGAACGGCGATGTCCGTGAAGGATATGTCGCCCATCTCGATGGATCGCATCAGCTTCATGGAAGGGACGAAGCGATATTCTTCACCCTTCCACTTGATTGTTAGCTCCCGAAAGATTGCCATGATTACGAGGCCGTGAACGTAATCGTGCCAGAGGACTGGATCGAAGCCGTGAAGGTCGTGGCGTCTGCCTGTTCGCCGGTGACGGCAAAGCTTGCGAGGAAGAAATTGCCGGTGAACGATCCAAGGCCAAGCAGTTCGATGGTGTAGGCTTCGAGCAGCGCCGAGGCGGTGCCGACTGCCAGCGCCAGGAAGGTGGTGTCCTCAAGGATGCCTTGGACTTCGGCATCGATGGAGCGGACACCGACATCAGCCAGCATCTTGCGCCAACCGTTGTCATCCTTTTCAGTGATGTCAATCGGCTCGTTGTTGATGGTGAAGCTATCGGCACGAGCGCCAGCCACGGCAGTCGAACCGCGCTTGATACGGACTTTGCGTCCAGCGATTGCGGGCATGTTCTAGTTCCTTTCTTAGGTCACGGGTCCACGAATGTTAGAGAATGCCACCGTAGACCCTACGCTATTGGTGGCGGTTACACGGCACCGAATATACTTTCCGGTGTCGGAGCCTGTGAGTGTGTATGTAAGGTTGGTTGCAGAAGCGATGTTGGCCCATGACGGGTCATTGGGATCGGCAACATTGCCACGCTGCCACTGACGGGCGAAGGTGATCGTAGCATCGCCAGCCCATGTGCCGTTGGTAGTGGTCTGGACGTTGGTTCCGGAGAGTGTGCCGGTGATCGCCGGGAGAACGGTGTTGTAGGGGCCGATGGTGGCCGTCATGTTCTCGCCGCTCTCAAGAGTGGCAGTGAAGGTTACAACATCAGCCTGTTCCGCGCCGATCTGAAGGCCCTGGAGCATGAAGTCGCCGGTCAAGGTGCCGATGCCGCTTATCGTGACCACGCACTCCTTGAGTAGCGCCGTGGTGGCCGTGCCGACGGAATCCGCCAAGAGGACGGTATCCTTGAGCACGCCTTCGATCTCGCAAGAGACAGAGCGCAAGCCGACATCGGTCAGCATGGTGCGCCAACCAGCATCATCCTTGTCAGTGATGTCGAGCGGCTCATTATTGATCGTCACGCTGTCAGCACGAGCGCCCACGATGTTGGAGCCGTTGCGGCTTATGCGAACTGATCGGCCAGAAATAGCCATGCAAGAACCTCTTCTTTGGCCGTGATTATATCACGGAAACTATGCAATCCACAATACACGGTACAAGATGAGGCCGCGCTTGGTCTTGCCATCAGGATCGCGCGAGAAATTGCAAGAGTCGAGTTCGGTGGTGATATGCGTGACGCCCGCAATAGAAAGCGGCTGGCGGCGCATCCTGCCATCGACGGCATCAACTACGGTCTTCAGATCGAGCATGGATGCGGCACGGTCCCATACGTCGATCTGAACGATGGCCGATCCGCCAAGATCATCCTTGCTGTCGAAAGGATTGATCGTGTCAGCCCCGATGGTGATGAACGGGAAGGCTGATTCCAATTCACTGTCAGCCGCCTGTGGGACATCGGTAAAGATCGCCACGAGCGGGCTGTAGTAGGTGCTGAGAAGGCTGGTAACGGCGCTATCGTTAAGCCGGTTGTAGACTGCCGTCTGAAGATCATCAGATTTCATTTCGTTGTCTTCTCCGCGCGTGCCTTGGCCTTGGCGATTGCAATCTCGACCCGTTTCAGCATCTTTGGAATTACCCGTTCGACGGCGGGAATCCAAGACGGACGTTTCGCCATCTTGAAGGTGCCGAACTCAAGGTAGTAGGCATAGTCAAGACGGCTTCCAATGGCTTTTGAATACTTGCCACGGCTTTCGTTGTAGATCGAAATGACAAGCCCGGCGGTATCGGTGGCCGGTGCTTCACCCGGAGCAGATGCTCGGTGAACCTTGTCCTTGTTCACGCCTCTGGCATATTCCCTGCCTGTCTTGGGTGGCCCCTGTATGGCCTTGCGGACGTCCGTGACGGCTTCCAAGGCGGTGGCATCGACAATGAGAGCCAGAGATCTGCCAAGGTCCTTCCCATAGGCTTGCAAGGCCGCGTTGACCTCTTTCAAGCCCTTGATCTCGACCTTGACATCCGTCACGTTGCGACCCCGCCATCAACGTCGATCTGAAGCCACTTGTTCGCGAACTCCATGTTATCGAGGAACCGGATGTTGTGAATCTTGTTTCTGATCTGCACCCGGTCGGAATCCAGCAACGCCGAGGTGTATCGAACCACAAGGCGCAACCGAACGGTTGCCTCGGTGCGGTCATGGGCAAATCGCTCTGAGCCGCCAACCGGCACCACATAGGCGCGGGTCGGTGCGCCGGAAACGGTAGCCCAGGATTCCGTCTGGCCTCCTGCACCATCACTGGTCAAGGTGCGGCGCTGGAACGTCACCGGCTCTTTCAGCTTGCCGGAATTCATGTCGCAACATTTCATCATCGGGTGGTAAACTCTATAATGTCCATGTTGACGGAGACATCGACGGTGCTGGCCGATACATTGGCGAGGAAGCCAAAGTCGCACAGCGGCGGGAAGTAGAGCGGCGGATCGAAAACAACGTCGAGAAGTCCGGCACTTTGCGGATACTCGGTCACGAGCAGCATCGAGGTATATGGTGCTGCTACTTCCAAGATATTCTCTCGCTTGTAGAGAACGATGTTGGCCTTCTTGTCGGAATCGCTTGAGATGGTCACGTTGCGGAGTGCCGCACTCCGGTCACGCGGAGTAGTGTAGACAGCCATCTCTGTCTTTCCGCGTCCTAGCGTACCATCGACAATAACTGCCCAGTCCTCTCCTCCTGCGGCATTCTCAATGGTTATCGTCCCGGCGTGCGATCTAGCGGTCTGCGTGGAATATGTTCCAGACTTGGACACATAGACATCAAACAGGCGGATGAATGACTTCGATGTTTGCGCGCTTGCGGATGCACCTGCTGTTGCCAGCGCCTGGGTGGTATAGTCACCGAACTCATCAATGCCGATTAAAACAATTTCTCTCGCCCCGGAACCGTTGGCCGTGTCGTTGGCATTGCCACCGGCCTTGATGCGGAGATGAACATGGGCATTTGCTTGGGGCGTGCGATAGAAGCCAGAGCGAGATACAGGCACGAAGCTGGAACCGACAGATGTATTTCGGCCAAACTTGTTGAATGACCGACAACCAGAAGCCAGCCCGCGCGCAATGTCGAGACTGCTGGGATAGGTCATATCTTCATGGCCTTATATTGAGCCATAATGACCGAAGCGCCGGATGCGTCATAGGCATCACTTGCATCGCAGTCATCTCCACGGTTGCTATAGAGGAAAGCCGCAAGCTGCTTGACGGCACGTTTCATTGGAGACGGCACTGCTGCTGCATTGGCGAATCCAGACACATAGATGATCTGGATGGCGTTATTTGCACGCAGAGCAACCGGCCAAGTCTGACCGCGCTTGAGTGTCAACCTTCCAGGCGTCTGATATGTGTCAACGTCGAAGACATTGGCAACCGTGATGGCCGTTGCATTGCTGCCTTCATCATAGACAGTGACCGATGTAATCGACTGAAGAGGCCAACGCGGGATAGCAAGGCTTTGAATGGTGCTGGTGCGCGCCAGTTCTGTGATCGACATCTCACGCACGCCATCCCACCACGCCTCGCCACCAGCGGGCCAGCGATCAAGTGAGAGCCGCCATGACTGCGTGATGAACGCAAGGCCGGTCATGTTCTCGATCTCGGTTCGAGCATCCGTGATGAGCGTATTGGCCTCAGCGTCAGGAAGTTCCGTCGAATCAGTGCGAAGATGCGTGCGGAGTTCCGCAGCCGTCACCGGCTCGGATGCAGGGGCGGACGTAAGAACAGAACCTCGGAACTGATAAAGCGGAACGGCGGCGCGAAGGCTCATGGATTAACCTTTCCTGACTTTCTTCTTTGGCGTCTCGATCTTGGTTTCGAGCGGCGGCATATCTGCCACTTCAATAGCAGCACCTTCCTCGATCGCCAAGACGGCAAGGTTGCCTTCGAGGATCGAGCCAGCATCGAACCGCACAACCGTGTGGCCTTCTGGCGCACAAGAGAACTGGCGGATGAGTTTAACCTTCATTTGATTGCTCCGATGCAATTGGCATGTAGTAATTCATCCCGCCCGCCCAGATGCGGCAAGGATGCTCAACAGTTGCCGGGTCAAGCCACTCAACGCCGGGGCCACCTTGAGCCAGCACGGCAGGATCATGGCCCTGCGGCACGTAGTCTTCGGGCAGCGGGTCAGGACGCGTCCCTGCGATCTGTGTCAGGCGCACATTGACATGGTAGCGGCTGTCCATGACGGCGGGCGTGATGATCTCGCCATCAGGGCCAACAACCGCCGGAGTAACAACCACGGGGCCGATTTCGTCAATGTAGCAGCCATTGGGGCGATCATCATAGGTGAGGCTGACGATAGCTGCCCATGCGTCCCATGTGGCTTCGTCGGTGGCGCGGTACATGAGGTCATTTCCCATTATGCAGTCCTTGCGATGAGTTCCGCATTAGTCAGGCGGCGCGGGACATAGGTGATCTGGCGGATGTGGCCGTTCATATAAAGAACGTTGGTTATATTCCCTATATCAAGCCTAGATACACTCGGGACATTTCCCAAGTTATCTGTTCCGGTAATAGCACCATTAGCGGCCCCGGCAAAATCATTCAACTTGTACGAAAACGCATTTTTGAACTCCACATTATTAGTCACAGTCGTGTATGGTATTGCAACCTGAAGCGTGGTAGCAAATGTCACAAAAATAGTCTCTCCTGTTGGGTTGCGGCGCACGCCCATGAAATTGCTTGTCGTGCCATCATTAAGAGCCGCTGCGTAGGCAACACCGGAGCTTTGCCCGATATAATCAGCGGATATAATCAATGCGCCTTCCGTTGCGTTGTACGGAAACTGGCTCACTCCCACGCTTGCCACATCGGCGTTGCGGGTGACGGACGCAGCAGCCGTGGGGATGTAGGAGGTGGCAAAGGCTCCGGCTTCAAGCTGTGCGTTGCTCACAGTTCCTGTAACCGTAAGTGTCAGCGTTCCAGCGGTTGGTGTAAAAGTAAGTGTTACGCGGTTAGGATATACCCCCGTTCCAATTAACGGTCCGGCACTTGATGCGCCCGAAAGTGTAATCGTTCCTGTTCCATAAAACGACAGTGTATGTGCTGTTGCTGTAACAGTGACGCTTTGCGTTGAAAGTGTTGCACTGTTTAACAGCAAATTCGTCCGCTGCTCCTCCACCAGCAACCCCTTTGCCGCCAGCGTTGACGGGTCGTAGTCAAGGCGAGGACCGTGTGCTGCTGCCGCGCTCGGAGCCGCGCCAAAGTTAGGCGTGTAAGTGTCAAGCGATGCACTGTCGGAGAGTTGCGCGCCCCAGAGATAGACGCCAGAGATGCCATCGCCAGTGAACGAAGAGCCTCGGGTAGCAGCGCCGCTATCAACCAG